TATTGCAAGCATCATTTATAGCACTCTCGATCATATGTATTGCGATAATTGCAGATTCAATAGCGAAATTAAAGAAAGTGATAGTGATGAATGGAACTGTGATGAATGCCACAGAAAATATAATGGATGGGGAGTTTCCATGCAGGAAAGTAATAAAATTGCAAAAGAAATTTTAAAACAGTTAGGAGAATAGAATATGAGCAGACTGATTGATGCAGACAAAATAATTGACTCTCTTGGAAATTCGGATATGGATTTTGCAATAGGTGCAGTTATTGACGAGCAGCCGACAGTTTTTGACATTGATAAGGTTGTTGAACAGTTAAAAGAATTAAAAATGAGATACTTCTTAACAATTGCAAATACAGGCGATGCAGACAAAGATTGTGCTTACAAAAATATTGCAAATACAATTGATAAAGCTATTGAAATCGTGAAAGGCGGTGGAGTTGAATGAAATATCCAGAAGAGATGTATATTGATAGTCAGATATTTGCAGGAGACATGGATGGCTCAGAATCCAATTTGACAGAAAAAGTCGTAAAAATAAGGAATTCTCATTTATGCTGTGTATGTGAAAAGCAAATACCTAAAGGCGAAAAAATGTTAAACCAAAAAGCAATAGTAGAAGGACAAGGATGGTGCAGTTGCTACATTTGCATACCATGTGTTGAAAATTGGCTAGAAGAATCAGGGCAAGTAGAAGGCGGTGGAGTTGAATGAGCAACGTATCAGTTGAAACATTGGAAAAGTTAAAAGATAGTATGGTCGGAAGAAGATATAAACACTTCAAAGGAAGAACCTATGTTGTCACCGATATTGCAGTCCATACAGAATCTGATGAAATCATGGTGATCTACAAGTGTTTTACAGACCCACTTGTAACATGGTGTAGACCGTTATCTATGTTTATGAGTGATGTGGATAGGATCAAATATCCAGATGTAAAGCAGAAGAAAAGATTCGAACCGCTTTCTGAGCAGGAGGTGCAGAACGCATGAGAGAAATTCTTTTCAAGGCAAAGCGGATTGATAATGGTGAATGGGTTGAGGGAAGCCTCATAGATTTAGATATTGACAGCGGATATTGTTATATTGTTCCACCGTATAAAAAAGCGAGTATATTGCCAATCAACTTTTTGATAACAGACAGAATGAAATTGGTTGTTCCCGAAACTCTCTGCCGATTCACGGGACTTTGCGACAAGAACGGTAATAAGATTTGGGAGAATGACATTATCAAATATCATTTCGGAGAAAACTATGCTCCAATCAAATATGGATGCTATCAAAATTGTTTTGATTCTCAGAAAACAGAACATGTCGGATTCTATGTAGATTGGTCGGATGGCAAATGCCTTAGAAAAGATTTAGGGTATTGGATTAACATGGTAGACACTATGCCAGTTGGAAACATTTTCGACCAACCAGAATTATTACAGGAGGAATCAGATGAGTAAATCAGTATTAGTGATAAATACGCCAAAATATTGTGCTTTATGCGTTTTACGCAGTGGAGTGTCTCACCCGTTCTGTAGAGTAAACAATAGAGATATTACAGATTTGAGTATTAGACCTGAATGGTGTCCATTGAAGCCACTGCCGGAGAAAATGAAATTAACTGGGCTTTATAACGTCGAGTATTTCAAAGCGGGAGGCAAACTACCGAGCTATAAGATCGGCTGGAACGATTGTATTGATGAGATTACAGGAGGAATGGATTAATGGCATGTGCAAAGAAATGTGATAGATGTGGAAAACTGTATGAGCAGTACAATTCTAAAAACGATAGAAAAAATCCTAATGGGATCATGGTATTAAATCTGGATAGTCAGAGAAGATATTTCACACATAATGCTCTGGATTTATGTCCTGATTGTATGAAAGGATTTCAGGACTGGTTTGGAGAGGTAAAGTAGATGGAGAGATTAACAAAATGGGAAGATGATAGTATCACATATAACGAAAAACGAGAGCTTGAGTGTGGTGAATATTGCGATAGCTGCTCACAGGGTGCAGGAATTTGTAAAACAGTAGAGAATATGATAAAAAAACTTGCCACTTATGAAGACTTAGAAGAGCAGGGTTTGTTTGTAAGACTGCCGGTTAAAATCGGTGATGATATTTATAAGATTCCGAGCAAAGCAAATTATGATTTAAATGTCCTGAATGGATATAAAGCAAATAACAGAGTGTATCATCAAAAAGCTTACAGCATTGTATTTTCACAAAGTGGTTGGTTCGTACAGTGTGATAAAGACAGTATTCATGCCCCGAACGTTATTTGTGTTGACGTAGAATACGGGAAAACATGGTTCCTCACCCGTGAAGAGGCTGATAAAAAGTTGGAGGAGATGAAGAAATGAAGCCAGAAGAAGCATTAGAAGAATTAAGTTACGAGGACACAGCCTATGGCGGTAAATGTACTTATGAAGTCAGAATGACTGCGCTTGATGCGCTAGAAAAGCAAATTCCAGAAAAACCTAAAAACGTGAAAAGTATTTTTGATTTTTCGGGTAGATATTATACGACAAAAGGTGATTGTCCTTGCTGCGGAGCGGAAGGATTATTTAGAACGATATCATATTGCTACTCCTGTGGACAGAAATTAGATTGGGGAGGAAGTGAAAAACCATGACAGACAAACCTACACCAGAGATAACCCCACAACTCGCCATATCAGCATTCGCAGTACTACATCAATATTGCAGTTCAATCAGTCCACATGACTGCATCAGATGTACATTCTACGAACATTGCCCGGAGTGTTTCATGGGGTGTCCGGGAGATCAGGGTGAAACGATCAGAAAATTACAAAGCAATGAATAAAATTAGAGAGTCGGTGTTTACCGGCTCTTTTTTAACGCAAAATTCCTCAAACATGTACCACAACTTTTCTACTAACCTGTGATAGAATATACTCAGAAGTGTTACTATGGGGTTTTATAGCCAGTTGGAGGTGAGAACATGGGAATGACACCAATGTACACAAGCGTTGAAGAGATTGAAAGCAAAATAGAACAGTACTTCGAAGATTGCAAGGGTTATCCATTAACTGATAATGAAGGTAATCAAATATTTAATAAGTTTGGCCTTCCTGTTTTAATAGATGTTCATCCCCCGACTGTTACAGGTCTTGCTTTAGCTCTTGGATTTACGAGTAGACAGGCACTCTTAAATTATCAGGCAAAGCTGGAATTCGTTGACACGATTACGCGCGCAAAAGCGAGGGTAGAACAGTACGCAGAGGAAAGGCTATTTGATCGTGACGGTTCAAATGGCGCTCAGTTCAGTTTGAGAAATAATTTTAAGGGATGGGATGCTGACAAGAAAAATGATGATTCTGGAGATGGAAAGATTACGATTGTAAATAATATTCCAAGGCCGGAGAAACAGAATGAATGAGAATCCGATTAATCTGAATGAAATTATAGCTCCGGCTTTTTACAATGTATTCTGGGACATTATGGACGGAAAACACACCTATTACGATCTTTTTGGCGGACGAGGTTCAACGAAATCCTCATTTGTTGGAGTGATGATTCCTTTCCAGATGATGCAAGATGCTATTAATGGATCAATAACTAATGCAGTCATATTCCGAAAAGTTGGAAATACGCTTCGAGAATCTGTGTACGAGCAAATTGCGTGGGGAATTGATGCACTTGGAGTTAATGACTTGTGGGATACCAGCGTAAGCCCTATGCAGTACACATATAAACAAACAGGCCAGAAGATTATATTCAGAGGACTGGACAAGGCAAAAAAGACTAAATCTATTAAAGTAAGCAAGGGATATTTCAAGTATCTCTGGTTCGAGGAACTTGACGAATTTTCGGGCATTGAAGAAATTCGTACAGTGCAGCAGTCAGTTCTTCGAGGTGGCAGTAAGTTTGTTGTATTTAAGACATTCAATCCGCCAATTAGCCGGAGCAACTGGGCGAATGTGTATGTAGAAGAGCCACGAGACGACAGCTACAGGCATAAGAGCGATTACAGATCAGTTCCTGTTGAATGGCTTGGTCAACAATTCCTTGATGATGCGGAGCATTTGAGAAAGACAAATCAGAGAGCTTACGACCATGAATATCTTGGCCTTCCTGTTGGACTCGGTACAAACATTTTTGAACTGTTGGAAATCAGGACAATTTCGGATCAAGAAATCCAGAAGTATCAAAGTATCTATCAGGGTCAGGACTGGGGATGGTATCCAGATCCGAAAGCGTTTATTCGTGTGGCTTATGTTCCTAATCAGGAAAAAGTTTTTTTATTGGACGAACTTGGAGGTAGCAAGATAAGAAACAAGGAAATGGCTAACCAGATAAAGAAAAAAGGATATGATGATTATTCAATCTCTTGCGGAGTTGATGAAGAAGAAAGTATTATTGACTTCCGAGATGCAGGACTTCCAGCGCGTAGAGCCATTGTTACACCGGGAAGCCGCAAATATACTTTTGAGTGGTTACAGTGCCGAACATTAGTCATTGATCCGGCACGAACGCCTAGAGCATACAAGGAAATTATCAATTATGAACATGAAGTAGATAGCAATGGAGAAGTTATCGCAGATTATCCAGATGGTAACGATCACTGGATAGATTCTCTCAGGTATGCGACAAGTCCATTGTCCATGAGAAGGGGACACAGTGCATAAAATGTTAGATAGGTACTTTTCAGATAAAATAAATAAATTCTTAAGCATCGGTTTAAAAATATATGGATCATCTGACATTAACGAAATCTTAAAAGTTGTAGAATATGAAGACATTATTGTGCGAGATACTTCTGTAAGATGGATGGATTTTAAAAGGTGATTAAATGGGACTTATAACAACACTAAAAAGGTGGTTTAACATGATTTTTAAAAAGCAAGCCGAAGAGGACTTTAACATCCAGGCGGCAGAATTTCCAGAGATGGAATCACTGATTAACCGGTGCGCGAACATTTACAGGGGAGCGCCGGAATGGTTAGATGATAAGAATAATATCAAGACGATCAATTTTGCAAAATCCGTCTGCTCAGAAACAGCCCGGCTCGCAACCCTGGCGATTGGCATTCAGATAGATGGTTCTGCAAGGGCAACATGGTTACAAGAGCAGATCGATAAAGTGTATTTCCAAATCCGGCACTGGGTAGAATATGGCTGTGCTTATGGAACCGTGTTCATTAAGCCGAACGGCGAGAGCCTCGATGTGTTTACTCCGGCAGATGTGATGATTGTGGATTACGATAATCAGGGAATCAAAGGGATTATATTTAAAGATTCGTATACAGTTGGGCGAAAATATTATACACGGCTTGAATATCATAGATTTGTTGAGATTGCAATAGATGGTGTGACAACCTATCCGTATTATGTTTCTAACAGAGCCTATGTATCAAAATCTCCTCAAAGCATCGGAGACAAGATTGACCTTAAACAGACCAAATGGGCTGACCTAATGGCAGATACGCCGCCGATTCTTAAGGCGAACGGGGAGAAGTTGGACGGACCTCTGTACGGAGTTCTACGGACACCACAGGCGAATAACGTGGATATTAACGCACCATTGGGTTTGCCAATATTTGCCGAAGCTATCGAAGAGTTAAAAGACCTCGATATTGCATACAGCAGGAACGCCGGAGAGATTTTTGATTCGCAGAAGATTGTCTTGGCAGATGATAGACTGCTGATGCCAAGCGGTACACCTGTAGCAGCCATGTCACCGCAGGGTATGGAGAACAGACGTAATGAGATGAAATTACCGCACTTTGTCAAGAATGTATTCGGGCAGGATGAAAAAGAGTTCTATCAGGAAATCAATCCGATTCTCAACACAGATACCCGTATAAGCGGCATAAACGCCATTTTAAGCCAGTTAGGGTACAAGATTGGATTCTCCAACGGATACTTTGTTTTTAACGAATCTAGCGGCATACAGACGGCTACAGGAGTAGAAGCAGAACAGCAGAGGACAGTGCAGTTCGTCAAAGACGTTCGAGATAAACTGGAATCCTGTCTGGATGAAGTTATTTACGCATTGAACGTTTACGCTGACCTGTACGGACTTGCACCGGTTGGGGCTTATGAAGTCAATTATGATTTCGGAGACATTCTGTATGTGCGTGAAAATGACCGTGCAAGATGGTGGCAGTATGTGACCACTGGCAAAGTTCCGGCATGGTTGTATTTCGTGAAATTCGAGGGAATGACCGAGGAAGAAGCTAAAGCAATAGTCAAAGAAGCTCAGCCAGACGAGCCAACACTATTTGGAGAGGAGTAAAAAAAATGGCCGATACATTCAAGGGAATAATCACAGCAGACGGAAAGAAGAGACAGTTGCCTTATAGAAATGTTATCGAAACGCCCGTGTCTGATGAAACATTGTCCATACAGGGAGCATTTGCCGACTCCAAAGCCGTAGGGGATAAATTTAAAGAAGCAAAGGCAGAAACTGATTCACTAAAGGAAGATTTAGATAACTATATACATAAACCTAATTTAGAAGATGATGATAAATTTCCACGTGCTAAAAACGGAAGTGTTGAATGGGTTGAGCAAGGATTACCAACAGATGAGCAAACATCTAGTGCAATTAATAGCTGGTTGAATGCACATCCAGATGCTACGACTACTGTACAAGATGGTGCGATTACAGAAAATAAAATTAATGCGAATTTCTTACATTACATAAAAAATGGTTATTTTACACCAGAAATGTTTGGTGCAATTGGAAATGGTATTGCTGATGACACTGAATCTGTACAAAAATGTTTAGACTTTAAAAAAATAACGGATATAATGTATTTTTATCCGGAAAATACAAAATAACAAATCCATTAATTATTACTGGATATAGCATTAACATTTTTGGAAATGGACAAATCTTATATGACGGAATTGATTTTGCCATAAAAATACATGGCTGTGTAAATTCAAATATAACTTTAAATAGAATTGACGCACCTAATGGTAGAGGTATTTATTTTTATGGAACAAGCAATAAAGATTTTAATCAATATATAAACCTATACATAAATAATATCCATGCAAAAGACATCTGCATAAAACATGATAAAAATCATTATTCATGGTCTAATGAAATAAGAATATATAATACAAGATTTTCGTCAACTAACTATACAGCTGGCAATAATTCTATAGCATTACAAATTAACAGTGATGGCACAGAACCAATTAATGGCTGGCACTTAACTAATGTTGGGTTTGAGGGTATTGATATTGGTGTTGAATTAAAAAATACAGATATATCAAAAGATAGAAGTATCAGTATTGCATTAATTAATCTTAGATTCGGAGAAAATATTAGGAAAATTATTAAAACAAGTGGATATTGCTATTTTGAGTTATTGACAGCTAACAAATATACACGTAAAGACTTTTTTGAACTTTCTAATCTTACATGGGGTGTTATATATGGAAATGTAACATCAGAGGATTATGGATACCTATCATCTACTTGTATAATTGATAAAGGTTTGTTTTGTCCTACAAATCTACAAAGTAATAACTTATCATTTACGGACAGCAGAGTTAAAATAGATTTAAATGAAATAAGTACATATCTAACTAATATTAATATTAGAACAAACAATGACTGCGAACTTATCTTGAATGAGTACTATAATTACAAAGGAATTAGAGAATTTAAAATAAATGTATTTAATCAGGGTACTAATTTAACAATAAAAAATCGCAATAATGTTGTAATTGGTACATTAAATAATTTAAAATTAGCAGTTTACACGCTTTATTTTATAGATGATAATAACACATTAAATTCTTACTACTGTTCTAAATAGAAATAAACGAAACCTTATCTTATTCTATTTGAGGGCTTTAGTTAACCAGTAAAAACCAAAACATGTACCACGACTTTTGACGAAAGAGGTGATATGCTATACTTAGTCCAGAATATTTACGGCAAATTACAGAGGGCAGTGAACAGATAGCAGAAGAACTGCATCAGTACATCATCTCTGAGATTGTGTCGAGAATGATGGCAAGAATCGGCAGAGGTGAGGACTACATTCTGACCAATGCCGATGCGTGGAGAATCAGAACGCTACAGGAATCCGGTGAACTGTTAGAGGACATTCTGGCAGAATTATCCAAATACACCAAACGTGAACAGCAGGAACTTCTTGAAGCGTTTGAAGATGCCGGAATCACTGCAATGAACTATGATGATAAAGTATACAAGGCGGCAGGATTAAGTCCTGTACCGCTCGAACAGTCGCCAGCCATGATAAGACTCATGGAGCGGAATATGCTTGCGACTATGGGCGAATGGAAGAACTTCACAAGAACAACTGCAAGTGCCGCTCAAAGGCTCTATATCGAGCAATGTGACCTTGCATATAATCATGTAATGACTGGGGCGGTTGGGTATACACAAGCCATCAAAGAGGCAGTTAATAATGTTGTAAGCAATGGTGTTACGGTCACATATCCATCTGGCAGAAAAGACACGATTGAAACAGCAGTCGCACGTTCTGTCAGAACTGGTGTGGCTCAGGCGTGTGCTGATATTCAGTTAGCAAGAATGAAAGAAATGGGATATGGTTTAGTATTGACATCGGCACATATAGGAAGCCGCCCAAGCCATGAAGTATGGCAAGGGCAGGTATTTTCTATAGATTGGGAAAAATTAAAAGAAATCAAGCCGGAGTTCTTTCAGGAACGAGATACACCAGAATACCGTAGAATGCTGAAGCAAAAAGCAAGTCAATATCCAGATTTTATTGAAAATTGTCATTATGGTGAAGCTGATGGAATATGTGGAGTAAATTGCAGACATCATTTTTCAGTTTGGGTGGAAGGAATGCCGAATCCCTATGCAGAACTATCGGCACAGGATAAAGTCGACAAAGGCAAACAGTACGAAAAGGAGCAGAGACAACGTGCTTATGAGCGAAGAATCCGCAAGACAAAACGCGAAGTCCTTGGACTGCAAGCAGGAGTTGACAATGCACCGAATGAAAAGGCGAAATTTGCCCTCCAACAAGACCTTGACCGGAAGTCTTATCTTTTGCAGAAACAAAATGCTGCATACAAAGAGTACTGCAAAGACAATGATCTAAGAGAGCTGCAAGACCGGCTCATGATCGCTAAGTGGAATCGCCAGAATGCCGCAAAAGCCAGAGGAGCGGCAAAACGATATAAGACAGCAAAGGGGATTGACTGATGGATAGATGGGAATATTACAATCCGAATCCTGTTAAGGATAAGAGAACAGGAGATTGCGTTGTCCGAGCAATATGCAAAGCAACTGGATCCGACTGGGAAACGGTATTCGCCGGATTGATGATACAGGCATGTGCTCTGTCAGATATGCCGAGTGCAAATTATGTCTGGGGAGCGTATCTCTACAAGCATGGATACAGACGCAAACTGATTGAACAATCAGAGCGATATATCTATACAGTCAATGATTTTTGCGCAGATCATCAGACAGGCACATACATTCTATGCATAGATGGTCATGTGGTGACGGTACAGAACGGCAAATATTACGATACATGGGATAGTGGTAATGAGATCCCGGTATACTACTGGGAAAAGGAGAGCAAATGAGCATATCAGAATTTGTACAGATTTTTCTTTCTATCTGCGGAGGGGTGTCTATTGTTGGAGGGGCAGCGGCTGTAATCTTTAAATGGATCACCCCGGCATTCCGACTTAATAAGCGAGTAGAGACACTGGAAGAGCATGATAGACGAGATTATGAAAGTCTTCGGAGAATCGCAGAACGAGATTCATTAATTCTGGAAGTGTTGTCGACCATGCTGGATAGTCAGATTAGTGGGAATAATGTAGAAGAATTAAAAAAAACAAAACAGAAGCTCACGGAGTATCTTGCACAGAATCAACGTTAACATTGATAAGGGGTATGCTCATGAAATTATATGTGTTCACGAAAAAAGATATAGACAGGTTCTTAATAGAGTGTAATTTCACACCGGACGAAGAAAGATTGTTCCGGTTGAGATGCAAGGAATATACGCTCGAATACTGCGCTGAGCAGATGAACGTGAGCATATCAACGGCAAAGCGGTTAAGCCGGAGGGTAAATAATAAAATAATCAAAGTGTGTTAAGACGACAATGAAAGCCCCGGGATTATCTCTCAGGGGCTTATTTTGCGTCTTTCCAAAACAGTTGCGAGCTTGCTGTAATCCTCCTTATTTTTACATTCCAATATGGTTCTACTTTAAATAATGTAAAATTTTATAATACTTTTTACATTCCAATATGGGACTACTAAACTCTACTATATTATACCACATATAAAAGTGATTTGAAAGTTAAATTTTATCCTACTGTACCTTATTTTTTCTTTTCCTCCCTTATCTGTTCTTCATATTTTTTTATGAGCCACTCCGGTACCGGTTCGTCTCCATCGTCACCCCTGTATTTGATTGGGTCAATATTGTTTGTGAAACACCACTCCCAACTATTATACTCATCGCCGTCTTTTGATATGATGTAGAATATATCATATTCGTTATCCACAAATGCCAACGTATCTGTTGCATTCATTGTGTACAGCATGATATACATATTTCTCCTGTATGCGTAAGCCATTTCTAGCGGCGAATCTTCACCGCCCAGAAATTCCATAAACATTTCAACGTCGGAAGATTCTTTCGACAATTTGTTATAATAATCGTAGACTTTTTCATCCCATCCGTCCGGAAAAAGCTTACGATCTTTTATTTCCTCGTTATCTTCTTTAGCCATTTTGTAAATGGTTTCAAGTTTTACTCTCTTAATCATTTTACACGCCTCCTATTTCACTTCGCAATCTTCCAAGACAGCTCGCTCTAACAACTGTCTCACATAATCCGGACATTTGCTTTTTCCGGATTCCCAGTTTTCGAGCGTTCTAACCGGTATGTTGTACCTCCTTGAGAATTCTGCTCGAGATATCTTTAAGTGTTCACGCATTTCCATGGTGGACATATTTTCTTTTTGCTTCAGATCATCTTCCATAGATCCTTTTGTTTTGTAAGACATGAATCCTACCGCGGATGGGAAAATACGGGTGTAAGTGGTTTTGTTTTCGTCAATCCATTTAATACTAACATATACTTTTGCACATAAATATGGCCATTCCGGACTTAATATAGTACCGTCCGCATATACACAAACATCGCATTCTTCAGCGATAGAATTATCATATATGATACGATCGACTTCTTCTTTAAAGAATTTCGCACGGCAATAGGCCACGATGTCGTCTAACTGGTATCCGTCGCATTCAGGTATAAAACTCTTGATCTGTTTTCGCTTGATTTCCCATAGATTCGTGCTATAATCTTTATCCATTTTAACGAGGCTGTCGACAAAACCGCCGACAGGAGAGGGATTTAAGATTTTGTAAGCTACATCAAGTTCGGCATCAGATTTTCCGCAGCCTTTCTTGAAATCATGCATTAATTCATCCATCATGGATTCAAATTCAGATTGATTATATTTATACATACATTCCCCCCCCTTCTATCAATGTTCTTTGACATATTTATGTATACGCTCATATAAATTCATTTCATTTCGGTTCGCCATTAATTCGCTTAAATCGTTTGAATCATAATTTGTAGAATATACGGCATAACTGCGATTTTCGATAAACCATGAAGCTTCTTTGATGTTACTAAGAATCTCCATATCTTTAGCTCTTTTTTCTGCGCGAGCAGGTCTGTCTTCAGCTTCGTATTTTCTAACGAGAGCAGATAAATATGAAATCATGTTTTTTCTTATATCTTCAGCCCATGCAATCTGCTTTGGACTTCCGACGAGTTCAACTAATTTCTGTTCCATTGTTTTCGCTTCCTCCCATGCTTTCTTAAGACCGGAGGAAATTGTCATTGCAGATTTTTTAACCAGTTCCCATGCTCTTTTCATGATTTTTGATAAGTTGTATTTCTTCATTTCTGTTTCCTCCGTTCCTTTGATGATTATATAATACCACCAAATTGGTGGTATGTCAATACTTTTTCGATACTTTTTCGGTCTGTTTTTTAATTCTTTTTCATGCAAAAATATAATCAGAAAGGCGGTGTATAAGATGGCATTATATAACAATCCTTATCAATATAGTTTTGGCGTTCCTGGGCAGATGAACCAGTTCCAGCAACAGCCTGTCCAGATTCCGGCTCAACCAGTGCAGCAACCACAGCAGAATAATAGCGGTATCCTGTGGGTATCCGGCGAAGTCGGCGCAAAATCCTATCTGGTAGCACCCGGGACAAGCGTTTTACTAATGGATTCAGAATCAGAAAAATTCTTTATAAAATCCACAGACGTTTCCGGTATGCCGCAGCCGTTACGGACGTTTGAGTATCATGAAGTAGGCACTCAGATGCCGCCTAAACAGCCTGTTCAGAACATGGACAGTAAGTACGTCACTAGACAGGAATATGATGATTTAAAGGGCAAATACGAAGCTATCATAAACCGATTAAATTCTTTTTCTGAACCTGTTAGGGCTAATACCGTACAGGAATCAGCAGTCAAGGGAGGAAATGCAGATGAGTAATCAATTATTTAACGCACTTGGCGGTGGGATGCCACAGGGAAATGGACCAATGCAGATGATACAACAGTTTATGCAGTTTAAACAGAATTTTAAGGGAGATCCGAAAGCAGAAGTCGAGAAAATGTTGCAGTCTGGAAAGATTTCTCAACAGCAGCTCAATCAAGTTCAACAGATGGCAGGACAATTCCAACACATGTTGAAAGGAATGAAATAGTACATTACAATCTGGCCAGATTGATGTAAATACACAAAAAGGAGATTATATTATGGATGGAAATTATAGCTTAGCAGATATTGCCGCTGCTACTGGAAACGGTAGAAATAACGACGGCATGTTTGGCGGAGATGGTAGCTGGTGGATTATTGTTTTATTCATTTTTGCTTTCTTCGGATGGGGAAACAACGGCTGGGGCAATAACGGCAACGGCGGTGGATATACAGCCACAGCAGCTACTCAGGCAGATATTCAGAGAGGATTTGATAACTCCGCTGTGATTAGCAAACTTGACGGAATCAACAATGGTCTCTGTGATGGCTTCTATGCCATGAATAACGGTATGCTTACCGGATTTAATGGAATCAACACCAACATCATGCAGACCGGCTTTGGCATCCAGCAGGCTATTAACGCTGACACTGTAGCAAACATGCAGAATACCAATGCGCTCCAGGCACAGCTTGCAAACTGTTGCTGCGAAACCAGAGAAGCAATCCAGGGCGTGAATTACAACATGGCTCAGAATACCTGCGCACTCCAGAACACCATGAACAACAACACTAGAGACATTATCGACAGCCAGAACGCAGGAACAAGAGCAATTCTTGATTATCTTTGCAATGAAAAGATTTCTAACCTGCAGGCTGAAAACAATGACCTTAGACGTGCCGCTTCTCAGGATCGCCAGTCTGCACTTCTCACAACTGCAATGGCTTCACAAACACAGCAGCTCATTAACGCAATTAATCCGGCACCGATTCCGGCATATCAGGTTCCTAACCCGAACACATTTTACGGATGCGGATGTAACGCTGGATGCAATTGCTGATAACTTCATATCGAGAGTATCTTTCGATTGATTTCGGATGTCGGCTTATGCCGTATTACACAGATGGGCAGGCTGAGGCCTGTCCTTTTGTGATATGAAAGGGGTAAAAATTATGGCAGAATTTACAAATGTAGCTGCTCAGACTGTAGCAGCAAATGGAAACGTAGTATTTTCAAACACAGCAGTCAAAGGTTCTAACTGTATTCAGCACAGAGAGGGAAGCGGAATCATCACCCTGAGAGGACTGACCAACCAGTGTAAAGCAAGATTCTTCGTGGATTTTTCTGGTAATATCGCAATTCCAACAGGCGGTACTGTCGGAGCTATTTCTCTGGCTATCGCAATCTCTGGTGAGCCTGTATTATCTTCACAGATGATTTCCACACCGGCAGCAGTAGACCAGTATAACAATGTGTCCTCTGGCATCTATATTGATGTACCTCGTGGATGTTGCGTTAATATCGCAGTGGAGAACACAAGCGATCAGGCGATTTCTGTTGCGAACGCAAATATTGTTGTGACCAGAGAAGCGTAGGAGGTGTGATTATGAGAGACATTAAAGATTTATGTGCAAGAATTGAAGACGAACTGTCCAAAATTGCTGACAGTGGACTGACCACTGGAAATCTGGAAATGACATATAAGTTGATTGATATGTACAAAGATATCAAGAACACACAGTACTGGGATAAGAAAGCGGAGTATTACAACGCTGTCCTTGATGAAATGCGTGGCGGATACAATGACGATTACAGCGAGCGCGGAAGAAAACGTGACAGCATGGGGAGATACAGCGCAAATGATGGCAGAATGATGCCGGATTACGACCGGGGCAATTCTTATGCCAGACGTGGCGAACATTATGTCAGAGGGCATTACAGTCGTTCCGATGGGCGAGATGCTTACGATGACTATATGACGCAGAAGCAAAGCTATCGTTCCGGCAAGTCTGAAGACTGCAAGAGGAAGATGCTTGCCGCTCTGGAAGAACATCTGGACGAACTTACAACAGAAATGAGCGATATGTCCAAGGATGCAGAGTGCCGGGAGGAACGCGATCTTGTCAAGAGATACGTGGAAAAACTTCGCGATATGCTCTAAAAACGCAAAAAGTGGTAGAGAGGTAGTTAAAATAAATCTGTTATAATGTAATTGTGCAGCAGGAAGCACAACGGTTGTTTTAACATTTTCGTTTTATCCTCCTTTCTTAAAGTAGCTGGTACACACGCTTTAGCGGAAAGTTTTAAACAGGTTCGAATCCTGTCGTGTGTATTTGCCGTCTGGCACGCAAGATGGCACACCTCCTTGAATAAAGTTTTTATTCACGTTTTTCTTTTGAAAAGAAAGAGTATTCAAAACAACTCGTGGCAGGCATAACACGATAAATACCTTGCTAACCCGGGAATCCGGGTTAATGGGATATAGCTCAGTTGGTAGAGCATCTGACTGTTAATCAGAGTGTCACAGGTTCGATTCCTGTTATTCTAGCTACCCTGCCAGTGGTCTAACTGGCTTAATCCATTTACCTGCGGCGGCAGGTCAATAAACACGACCAGGAGGATGTTATGCAGAAACTTATTGACACATTAAAATCATTTGGAATTGAAATCCCGGAGGACAAGCAGGCAGATGTGAAGAAAGCACTCTCTGAGCATTATAAGAATGCTAAAGAAGTAGCAAAGACTCTGTCAAAAGTCGAGGGTGAACGTGATGACTGGAAAGAACGTGCTGAGGCAGCAGAAGAAACCTTAAAAGGCTTTGACGGTATCGACCCGGCGAATATTAAAACCGAGTTAGAGACCTGGAAACAGAAAGCAGCAGATGCAGAAAAAGAGTTTAATGCAAAAATCTATGACCGCGATTTTTCAGACGCACTTAAAACAGCACTCGATGATGTTAAATTTTCCAGTGAGGCTGCAAAGAAGTCTGTTATGGCAGACATTAAAGAAGCCGGATTAAAACTGAAAGACGGTAAAATTCTTGGGCTGAATGATCTGATTGAGCAGATGAAACAGTCTGACGCTTCCGCTTTCGTGGATGAATCTCAGCAGCAGGCTCAGCAGAACCAGGCAAGGTTTACTACTCATGTTGGGCAGCAGAAGACACCGGGAAACATGACAAAGAAAGATATCGAAGCAATCAAAGACCCGTCCGAGAGACAGGCTGCAATTGCTCAGAATATCCAGTTATTCCAGTGATTTTTATACCGACTATACGCCAGAGTATAGCCGCTAACCCAATACAATTATGGGCAGAAAGGATTTTTTATATGGCAGCAAAAGCTAATCTTATTATGGCAAATGATATTCAGGTAACGGCACGTGAGATTGACTTTGTAACCAGATTCGAAAGAAACTGGGAACACTTACGTGAAATCCTTGGTATCATGCGTCCAATCAAAAAGACACCCGGAGCGGTTCTTAAATCAAAATATGCAGAAGGTACATTACAGAATGGAAATGTTGGTGAGGGCGAGGAAATCCCTTACAGCAAATTCGTTGTAAAAGAAAAACCCTATGCAGAAATGACTATCGAGAAATACGCAAAGGCTGTATCTATCGAAGCAATCAAGGATCACGGTTACGAGAACGCTGTTCAGATGACTGATGATGAATTCCTCTTCCAGCTTCAGACCAATGTTACTGAAAGATTTTATGATTATCTAAAAACAGGTACTCTCTCATTCACGGAAACCACTTTCCAGATGGCTCTGGCAATGGCTAAGGGTCGTGTAGAAAACAAATTCAAACAGATGCACAGAAATGTGACTGGCGTCGTTGGATTTGTCAACATTCTGGATGTATATGAATATCTCGGAGCAGCTGAGATCACTATTCAGAACCAGTTCGGATTCCAGTACATGAAAGATTTCATGGGCTTCAATACCATCTTCCTGTTATCCGAAAAGGAAATCCCGCGAGGACAGGTTATCGCTACCCCTGTTGAAAACATCGTACTTTATTATGTAGACCCGAACGAATCTGACTTCGCAAGGGCGGGGCTTGTATATACCGTATCTGGCGAGACAAACCTGATCGGATTCCATACACAGGGCAACTACCACACGGCAGTGTCTGAAGCATTCGCAATCATGGGACTTACTCTCTTTGCAGAGTACATTGACGCTATTGCCGTTGGAACTATCAACACAACTCAGACACTTGGAACTCTGACTGTAAACTCCACAGCAGGAAGTAAGAGCGGAGATACAAAAGTGACTGTCACTCCGACAAAAGCAAGCGCAGGAAATGTGTACAAGTACAAAGTCGCATCTTCTGAGACTACCGTAGACTATGGACAGAACGTGAAGAACTGGAGCGCATGGGATGGAGAATCCGACATTACAGCAACAACAGGACAGGTAATCACAGTGGTTGAGTGCGACAGTACCTATAAAGCACTGAGCGCCGGACATGCGACTGTAACAGCAAAATCATAAACGTAGGAGGTAACTGGCATGGCTTATGCAGATTATGATTTTTATACAACTTCATATTTCGGTTCAGTCGTGCCAGAAACCGACTTTCCACGGGTGGCAGAAAGAGCAAGTGATTTCGTAGACTTAATGACATTTGACAGGTTGGCGGATGGACTGCCGACAAATGAACGCTCACAGAAGCGTATCAAAAAGGCGGTCTGTTCATTGGCTGAAAAAATGTATCAAATTGAACTTGCTGAAAGGAATGCTACTAATGCCGCCGTGAGCGGTACGTCAACCGCAATCGGATCCGGTGGTAGCACGACAGGCATTGTAACATCTGTATCATCTGGCAGTGAATCCATCTCTTATGCAACGCCACAGCAGAAAGCATCAGGTGCAAAGGAATGGAGTGCAGTGTATGCCGCCGCCGGAGATGTACAAAAAACGAATGACTTACTTTACGAGACGGCTTTGCCGCTTCTGATGGGAGTAAGGACGGATGATGGAATACCGATTCTTTATGCGGGGGTGTGAGTATGAAATGCAGACAATGCGGGAAAGAACTTAAACCACATTGGAGTACAGATATTTGTCTTGAGTGCTCAAGAGAAAATATGAAAAAGATATTTAGAGAAAACCCCGAAGCGAAACAGGCATTCCGTGAAACTATTGAAGAACTTAAAAAGCCTGAAAGCATTGCGAAAATGGCTAAAAATACTGCCGGTTTTATGAGTGCTATTCAGGCATTAAGGAGTGATAAATAATGGACATTTCAACATTAGGCTCATGCGTAGCAATCGTTATGATCTGCTACATCGTAGGAATGGGCTGTAAAGCATTAAAAAGAATCTCTAATGAATGGATTCCAGTAATTATGGCGGTTATTGGCGGAATTCTTGGAGCGGTCGGAATGGGAGTTATCCCGGATTTCCCGGCAACGGATTATATCACGGCAGTTGCAGTCGGTATGTTTAATGGACTGTCGGCCACTGGCGTGAATCAGATTATTAAACAGACAGTGCAGAAAGAATAATTAAGGAGAGGGTATCATGTATTCATCTAATATTACACTTTTTAACTATTACGAAAGTGCCACAACAAGAGATGCGTACTGGTATCCTCATGTTTTATCCGGCGTTGACCTCATTACGGACAAGGGGGCAATCCTTAAAAAGTACGGGACAGACGCAACAGACAACGCACAGTTACACATCCGATATACCGTCCAGAACGGTGATATAACCATTGCTGACAAGAATGGTAAGATTCTCCCATGGGTGCCACCTAAGGAGTGGAAAAGACAGATTAACAACGCCCTGGAAGATACTATCACATTCTCAGATGAATCGTTCTTCTGGGAGGGGGAATGGACTGGCGGAATAGTAACCGATGGCGATTACCGAAATGGATTCTATCAGTACATGAATGAGAATAAGGATAACGTGTTCAAGATTACCAGTGTAGGCGGTCCATATACACTGATTCCGCATTTTGAGATTCTGGGTAAGTAATATGAGTAAAATTCATCATTTCAAAGGATTCTCTGTAGTTGATGGAGATATGAAAATTAAACTGAATATGGATAGATTCTCCAGACAGTATCAAGAAGCCCAGTACCTCCTTGATGGAATGGTTATGGACAGTATGATAGAGTTTATGCCAATGATTTCGGGAGATTTTATTGACCGAACAAGAGCCAAAAGTACATCGATGCAAGGGACTGGATTTGTATGTGCGGCGGCAGAACCAGATGGACGTTTTCTTTATTTTGGAAAAACCATGGTCGACCCCGCAACAGGTAGCACATGGGCAAGACACGATGCGGAAAAGGTTCTTGTGAGTCAGTATTCTGGCAAGACGAACGCAAAGGAGAATCTTCAATATACAAAATCACCGCATACTCAGGTACAAGCTGAATGGTTCGATGCCGCTAAACGAAAATACGGCAGTACATGGCTTCGCAAAGTAAAAGCACAGGCAGGAGGTGGCAGACATGGCAGATAAACCTATCGGAGTAGATGCAACCGGATATGACATTCTGACAGACGCCATGAAAGCACTTCTAAACCAGTATCCGGGACTACACGACAATGAAATAATCAAATTCGAGGAACTTGGCAAAGAATCGGGAATTGCGTTTTCAGCAGACAACGGGGCGCTGATCTATTCAGAAAAAGAAGATGTTTGTGGCGTAATGCATCAGGTATGCCAGTATCCATTTTATGTGGTATACCGAACAGCATCCGACAAGGAGAGGCAGAAATTATCTGTTCAGAAATTTTTGGATAATCTCGGTAAATGGATATGCAGAGAACCAGTTGTCATAAATGGCACTGAGACACGTTTAAATGCGTTTCCAGAGCTTTCGCAAGGGCGAGTGATAAAACGTATAACCCGTGGAAACTCCTACGGTACAGAGCCGCAGGAGAACGGCGTACAGGACTGGTTATTGCCATTGTCAGTACGCTACGAAAATACTTATGAAGTAATATAACAAGTAACAACCGGCTATCAATTGGAGATAGTCGCTAACCTACACAGCCTTTTAAAAGTTATAGGCAGAAAGGACATTTCTATGGCAGTTACAGGCAAGATTGACCGTAAATATATGGCCCATTATATCGATGCAGGTTCCCTCTGTGGAGGGCTGACACCGAAATATGAGCGTCTTGGAAAGGATCTGGAAGAGTACAACATCGAACTCAACCCGGATACCGAAACATCTAAAAACATTCTTGGAGAATCCACATTCAAACACAATGGCTATGAAGTTTCTTCTGACGCTGATCCGTTCTATGCAGACACTACTTCTGATCTGTTCGGAGCATTACAGAAGATTGTGGACGGACGCCTCAAAGACGATAATCTCAAGACAAAAGCAGTTGAAGTCCATCTCTGGACAGAAGCCACAGCAGGCAAGTATGAAGCGTATCAGCAGGATTGCTACGTTGTGCCGACCTCCTACGGCGGTGACACATCTGGCTATCAGATTCCATTTACTGTCAACTATGTTGGCGAACGTGTAAAAGGAAAATTTGATATCAGTTCCGGTACATTCACAGCTGACAGTGAATAAGCACATACACAAGGAGGATATGCTAAATGGCAAAAGTAATTAATACCAAAATTGATGATGGAATTTTTACATTCACGTTTACCAACAACGAAGACGAAGTTTTTTCTTCTTTCAAGCTTAACCCGACTGATATCAATGTAGCAGCACGTGCGGAGGAACTGGGAGAGTACTTTGACCAGCTTAAAAATTCTATTCAAAAAGTCACATCTGGTAAGGAAGTGGCAGAACTGAACAAACAGATCGAAGACAAAATCAACTATCTGCTCGGATATGAAGCATCAAAAGAGCTGTTCAAGGAGCCGATCACAGCAACTACTGTATTCGGCAATGGTCAGGTATTCGCATATATCGTTCTGGATAAGATCGCAGAAGCAATTGCACCGGAAATTGAAAAGAGAAAAAAGAAAATGCAGGCAGCAGTCAATAAGTATACGAAGAAGTATACAGAATGACCGCCTATGAGCTTCCCACCTCACTCAACATCAGTGGGGTGGATTTTTCTATTAGAACCGATTTTCGAGCAATCATTGATATTCTCATAGCCATGAACGACCCAGAACTGGATGAGCAGGCAAAAGCAGTCGTTATGTTACAGATTCTGTTCGAGGACTGGCAGAGTATACCGGCTGAGTGTCTGGATGAAGCTTGTCAGAAAGCATCAGAGTTCATCGACTGCGGGCAGTCTGACGATAATCCAAACCGCCCAAAGCCCCGTTTAATGGATTGGGAACAGGATGGAGACATGATTGTTCCGGCGGTAAACAAGGTTACCGGTAAAGAAATCAGAGCAGTGCCTTATATGCACTGGTGGACGTTTTTTGGATACTTTATGGAATCTGGCGAATGTCTTTTTAATACCGTAGTTGGAATTCGTTCAAAAAAGGCAAAGGGCGAAAAGCTCGATAAATGGGAAAAGAAATTCTATCAGGAAAATAAGAACATTATTGATATAAAAACACGTCTCAGCGAAGAGGAGCAAGCGTATAAAGATGCGCTGAATGAGATGTTAAACCTCAAATAGTTAGGAGGTGGACGCATGGCTGCTGATGGCTCAGTCATTATTGATACCAGAATGGATACAACCGGTGTCCAAAATGGCGTATCAGCTATAAAACAGTCATTTAACGGCCTTGGAAGTGCTGTAAAAAAAATCGGTCTGTTAATTGGTGGGGCTTTTGCTGTTGGTAAATTGGTACAGTTTGGAAAAGAGTGCGTGGAACTTGGCTCTGACCTCGCAGAAGTGCAGAACGTGGTCGATGTTACATTTACCACCATGTCGGATAAGGTGAACGAATTCGCAAAGAATGCCATGACCTCAGCCGGACTGTCAGAAACCATGGCAAAAAGGTATGTCGGTACGTTCGGAGCAATGTCTAAGTCGTTCGGATTCTCAGAAGCACAGGCTTACGACATGTCAACGGCTCTAACACAGTTGACTGGTGACGTAGCATCATTCTATAACATCAGTCAGGACTTGGCTTATATTAAGCTGAAATCAGTGTTTACGGGCGAAACGGAAACACTCAAGGACCTCGGCGTGGTAATGACCCAGTCGGCACTTGACCAATATGCACTTGCAAATGGCTACGGCAAGACCACATCTGCAATGACTGAACAGGAGAAAGTTGCTCTCCGCTTTGCTTTTGTGCAGGAACAGTTATCAGCCGCATCTGGTGACTTCATTCGTACTTCTGACAGCTGGGCGAACCAGGTGCGAGTGATGCAGTTGCAGTTGCAGTCCCTCAAGGCAACAGTCGGACAAGGGCTGATTAATATTTTTACACCTGTTCTGAAAGTAATCAATATTCTTCTCGGCAAACTGGCGACTCTGGCAAACGCATTTAAGTCATTCACGGAGCTTATTACTGGCAAGAAATCTTCCGGTCAAACGAGCGGAAGTGGAGCGGGTCTTGCCGGAACAGACGCGATCGCAGATACAGCGGACCAGTATGGACAGGCGGCAGATAATGCAGAGAAACTGGCAGATGCCACGAACGACAATGCAAAAGCAACAAAAAAAGCGAATAAGGAAACCAAAAACTATCTTTCGTCACTTGATGAAGTTCACAAAGTCACATCTACTGGCAGCAATTCATCTTCCACACCATCTTCATCTGGTGGAAGTGGTGGAGCAGGTAACAGTGGCCTTCCGAGTTCAGTTGGTAATGTGGACTACGGCAATCTCGCAGAAGGCGAAACCGCACTTGACAAGATTAGCGATTCCGCAAAGAAACTTGCTGACCTGCTCAAGAAACTCTGGAAACCATTCCAGGACGCATGGAAAAAAGAGGGTAAGAATACCATTAATGCAGCAAAAGTCGCACTTGATGGACTCAAAAAGCTCGCTGTAAGTGTAGGTAAAAGCCTTGTAGAGGTCTGGACAAATGGCACAGGCACAACGATGCTTACGACCATGCTGAGGATTGCTCAGAACGTGCTTAAAACTATCGGGAATATTGCATCCGGTTTTGCGGATGCGTGGAATAAGAACAATGTTGGAACGCAGATCATACAGAACATTGCAGACGCCCTTGTGGTGGTTATGCAGTTTGTTGAAAAAATCGCAGAGGATACAGCAACATGGGCGGCGAACTTGAACTTTTATCCGTTACTAGAATCCATCAGTAACCTGACCAGTACCTTTGCGCCAATTCTGGAATCTATCGGAAATGTTCTTGAATGGATTTATAACAATATTGTTCTCCCAATGCTGAAATGGCTGATTGAAACAGGAATTCCGACAGTGATTAACCTAGTGTCTGATTTGGCTGGATTCTTTGCAGATCATCAATCAATCATTGAAGCATTTGGCGCAGCTCTGATCGGAGCATTTGCGGCAGCGAAGATTGCAGGCTTAGCTTCGAGAATCGCAGGAAGTATAACGACAGTAGCGAGTTTTATAAAAGGCCTTATTGCACTTATGACTGGTTCTAGTGGCATTATGGGAGGAATTAAAGCTATTGCAACGGCTATCGGACCGGGCGGAATTTTTATAGCAGCAATAACGGCTTGCATTGCAATTGGCGTATTACTGTACAAAAACTGGGACAAGATTAGAGAAGTTGCGGGGGAAGTATGGGATTGGATTAAAAATAAAACATCAACATTTGTCAACGCTATAAGCTCTAGTCTTAAGAATCTCGCATCTAAAATTGTGACGATTTGGGATAATGTCAAATCCAGCGCATATCAAAAATGGACTGCAATTTGGTCAACAGTAGGAAATCTTGTTGAGAGAATTAAAAACGGTATAGTGGAAAAATTTACATCAGCCAAAAATAAGGTTGTCGATATATTTGGCGGAATTAAAGATACCATTCGAAAAATATTGAACAAGGTCATTGGCATTGTAAATAGCGCAATTGGAACTGTCAACAGTGCGATTGGTGGAATTGAATCTGCATTTTCTTTTGGCCCGTGGGAAGTGCCTACACCGTTCGGAAAGAAAACAATCGGATTTAGTGCAACATTTCCGAGAGTGCCAACAGTACCTTATCTTGCAAAAGGTGCGGTTATCCCTCCAAGATCAGAATTCCTCGCTGTGTTAGGAGATCAGAAGCAAGGAAACAACATCGAGGCACCAGAAGCTCTGCTCAGAAGAATCGTGCGTGAGGAATCAGGGCAGCAGAGTGGTGGTGATTATCGTTTTACTGCTCAGATTAACCGAAGAACAGTATTTGATGAAATTATCGAAGAAGCAAAGTTAAGACGTGATACAAGCGGTAGAAACCCGTTTGAACTGGCATAGGAGGTGGAAGCGTGGCAACTATTCCAAAAGGCATAACAGAACGATACAAGATGAATGGGGCTTCCATCTATCAGCCAGATAAAGATATGGGATATAACCTCGAAACAACTTATTCAGAAGGTAGTAACCGTACGCAGTTCGGAAAAGCGTTGTTAACTCCATTGTTTACAGTCGAACAGTATAGCTATGAAGCATCAAACGTTCCAGTTATAGAAGCAAACAAAATTCTCAAAATTATCGCAAAAGGAAAAACTTTCAATTTGTACCATTGGTCGCTTTATCACATGGCATGGAGAACCGACCCATTTTATGTTGGAAAAGCAAGCCTAACTATTGGAGAAATATCTCCAGACTTAAAATTTGTATCAAAAATATCTTTTAACATGCAGGGGGTGAATCCACTTGATTAATGTATCTGATGCATTTAAGCAAAAACTACAGGACGGAGAAAGAGTCTGGCAGGAAGTGGAAATCACCTTTCCTGGCGGAACTGTAAAAACCGTAAAAGATGAAATTATGGGTGAAAACTGCACTTTTTCCGATTGTGCAGAAAGTAGCAGCTTTCCGATTGGCTGCGTTGTTTGTAAATCCATGACATTGGAGTTGGACAACACTTCCGACCAGTGGAAAAACTATAATTTCTACATGGCAAAAGTTCATGCGTATCTTAAAATGCAGACCTCCGTAGCAAGTCCGGCTGCAACAGATGAATTGCTGGATGAAAACTATGACCCAATTCTTGACCAGAGTGGCGGTGCGATTCTGGCAACAAAAGCAGCGACAGAAGACAGAGCCGAAACCATTGATAAAGGTATTTATACAATTACGACACCAGAACAATATGGCGAAATCCTTAGTTTTACCGCTTTGGACGATATGTATAAAACGAACGCAACTTATATATCTCATCTGGTTCTGCCACAGTCAATAGAGACTCTTGTTAGAGATGCGTGTGAGACTCTTGGTATTCCGTCAGAAGTCTCCATGGCTCATGGAAATCTGATCGTGTCAGAGATTCCGGAAAACATGACGTTTCGTCAGTTGTTCGGATGGGCAGCAATGCTTGAGACTGCGAACGCTCGCCTGGACAGCAGAGGATACTTGCGATTTATCAGATGGGATTTTTCCAATGTACAAGAAGATTACAACGCAGTAGTGGACGCTGATGGAAATGTAACATTTAAAGGCGGCGCAAGTATTGACTCAGAAAGTTTTATCAGTCCGACAGGGAACTGGACAATTGATAGTGATGGATTCTTGACACTGATCGAATCAGCAGCTGACACATCCGAAAAGCTCAAAGACTTTTTTACAAGTCCAACCGTTTCTAGTGATGATATTGTGATTACTGGAATCAAGCTAAAAAATAGAGAAAATGAAGCCATGTACGGAAGCACAGGATATGTTCTTGAATTGGAGAACGACCTTGTTGCGGATTCGGACTTGGACACGGTAGCTGCTCAAATCGGTGATTCCATAATTGGAGCTAAATTCCGTAACATGTCGGGAGAACTTGTATATAACCCACTCATTGAGTTTGGAGATATGGCATATACTTATGATCGCAAATGGAACAGATATATAACTCCGCTGACGGACGTTTCTTGTTCCGTTAATGGAAAGACCACTGTAAAAACTCAAGCCGATGATCCGATCAGAGGAATGAGCAAGTTCCAGTCAGAATCCACTAAGGCAATCGTAGAGGCAAGACGACTTGTTAAAAAAGAACAATCAGCTAGAGAAAAAGCAGTAAAGAAATTAGAAGAAACCTTAAAAAATTCTTCTGGATTATATGAAACATCAGTCGCACAGGAAGATGGCAGTACTATTACATATCTGCATGACAAGCCTACACTTGCAGAATCAAAAAATGTAATTAAATTCACAGCAGAAGCCATTGGCGTATCCAATGATGGTGGCAAAACATATCCTTACGGTTTCTTTCTGACAGGCGATTTGATAGCAAAAATTCTGTACGCACATGGTATCAATGCTGATTATATTGACACAGGCGCACTGACTGTCAGAGATAGCGATGGAAATATCATCTTCCAAGTTGATATGGATACCAAAAAAGTAATCATCAGCGGAGATAATGTTGTAATTGGTGACAGTTCTTTGCCGGATAAACTGACAAAAATGGACAACAATATTGCGGATGCCAAGAATATGACATTCCAGCTGTCGAACGATATGCAGACGATCACATCTGACGCAGACGGAAACATTCCGGTATTTCCAACAGTGGCAACTACAGCGAAAGTTATGTACGGCTCGTCAGATATCACAAATGATTGTAGCTATACCATTACAAAATCAGACAGTGTAACCGGCTCTTGGGATGTAGATACACATACTTACACTGTCACAGGCTTGAGTGCAGACAATGGATGGGTGGATATTAAGGCAACGTACCTGATTAATCTTTCTATAACGAAGAGATTTACGATTTCCAAGCAGAAATCAGGGAAAAACGGAAAACAGCTTTATACATGGAGAAAATACGCATCCATGCCGGATGGCTCTGATATGAGTGATAGCCCAGATTATGTAAAACTTCTGGACAGCGCCGAAAGTCCCATACTGGACAGTACCGGGGATAAAATCTATACAGTCACAGAAGCAATCTATGTTGGAATTGCTGATAATAAAACTACAGAAACACCGTCTGATAATCCGAAAGATTACATTTGGAGCCGTTTTCGCGGCGAAGACGGAGCGGATGGAATTGGCATTCCGGGAGAGAACGGAGAAACTTCTTACATCCATACCGCTTATGCAAATAGTATTGACGGAACTGTGGATTTTTCCACAACTGATACAGATAGAATTTACATTGGTCATTATTCCGATTTCGAAAAGACGGACAGTGCAGACCCAGCGAAATATACATGGGCGAGAATGCGTGGAGAAGACGGGCCTCCAGGAAGAACGTATTACCTGAGAGCCAACGCAGGAGTCCTGATGATGGGACAGGATAAGAAAATAACTCCTAATCCATTCAAGGTTCATGCGTATTACAGAGATGGACAGGGTGACGAAGCAGCTTTTAAAACCTGGTGGATAGTAGAATACAGCAAAGATTCCGGAAAAACATGGACAAAACTGGCCTTTAATGTACAGACCAGTGGAATAACTATTAATCCAGATAACTATTCTCTTGGTGCTGACGGAATGATACGTGCAACAATTTATACGGATTCCGGAAGAACTAAAATCGCCGATCAGCAGACATGGCAGGTTGCTGTTGACGTTGGCATGCTTACGCAGGAGCAGATTGTTGAGATATTGTCCAATGACGGAGAATTTAAAGGTCTCTACTATCTGAATGGACATCTGTACATCAGTTTAGACGCATTGATGGGAAATGCCGCAATTCTAGGTGGAGTTAAAAACGGCAACGGATACCTAAAGATTAAAGATAAAAAAGGCACCGTGAAGGGACTGATAGATTACTCAGGCTACACTGCATTTACAAGCTATGAAGAAAATTCTACGCGCATGAAATATACAGGAATTTGTTTTTCAGATACTGGAATAAATCCTGTTAGTGCCGAGAAATACTTTAGCAGCACTGCGGACATTGAATACGTTGAAACGGCGTGGGGAATCGACTGGACTGCCGAAGAGCTTAATATTAGTGCAACAGAAGTATCGGCTGATACCGGTACATTTGGAGATTTAACTGTTACTAATTCTGCATCTTTTACAAAATCGCCAAAGATAGAAGACATGGAGTATACGACATCATCAAATACTGTTTGTTGGGATGGACGTACAGGATACAAACAGCTGATGCTGAAATCTTCATCCTCGAAACGCTATAAAGATATTGGAAACAATATTGCAGAACAAGAAATTGAAGAATGGTACAATATCGAACCAACATGGGCGAAATATAAAGAGGGATATCTAGTTAAAGGGGACGAGAATGAAGGAAGATATATCCCGATGTTTATTGCTGAGAATGTAGAAGCATTCTTTCCGGAAGCTACTCGGCATCAAAACGGACTTGTTGAGGACTGGAATGAGCGTATCATGATTCCAGCAATGTTTGCAATGATAAAAAGCCAGAAAAAACAGCTTGACCGACAGAAAGAATTAATTAATCAGCTTTACGAAAAGCTCAATATAGAAAAGGAGAACTAAAATGGCAAAATTTAACGAATATCCAGTAAAAACAAAGCCAGCGGACACGGATACCTTTTTAGCGTATGATACATCTGAAGAATCAAATAAGCAGGTCACAATGCAGTCTATAGCGGAAGCGATATTATCCAGAATGTCTCACAATATCCCACGCCTTGTGCCAAAAGACATCACTTCGTACTACAACGATGGCTCACTGTGGAAACGCCTTAATGGAACAGGCGGATATTCTCTCTTTGAAGATATCTACGTTGGCGACTACATCAAAATGAGCCGCGCAATCTCAGCGCCGAATCCAGATAGTACGTTACAGTTGACAGGCTCACAGTACGTTACGATTGCCGGAATTGATTCCCTGTGGGGTAACGGAGATAATATCTCAATGGATTATCACCATCTCGTCATGGTTCCGGGACAGGGATTTGGTGGTACACAGCATTTTGGCAGAAGCCGAATGAATCCGACAAATACCACTGTTGGCGGATATAAAGGGTCAGAAATGAACACGAAAGTGATTGGGAATGTTGCAACAGCTGGTTCTACTTCCGCAGGAGCAACCATCAATCAACAGCTTTTCGCAGAATTTGGTTCTCATCTAAAAACCACCAGAGAACTGGTAAGCAAAGCTATCAATGCCAGCGGATACAACCGTTTTGGTACGTCTGGCGGCTGTTCAAATGATTGGGAATGGATTTCTGCGCAAGCAATTCTACTGAGCGAAGTCGAGTTATATGGCTCAATTGTATGGAGTTCATCTGCTTATGATACAGGGAATGCGAATCATCAGCTTGAATTGTTTAGACACTCTAAACAGGCAGTGAATAAACGCAGTGCGTGGTTCTGGCTAAAAGATGTAGCCTCGGCGTCGCATTTCTGCTATTGCAACAACTATGGCAATGCGGGCTACAACTACGCGTCGCTTGCCGGCGCCTATGTGCGTCCACGCTTCGTAATCGCAGCGTAGCGGAATCTGGAACTGGATGGTCAATAAATTGACAAATGCAGTAATCAATAACTTGCAGACTTCAAACAAGACTGTAGTGGGGGCTCTTAATGAATTAAATAGTAACTCATCAAGAGTGGAAAATCGCATACAATTCGAATGGCATAATAAAGATGAAAAATATCCTTTAGGCTTAAAATTGGTGGTCGATAAAACGACAACTTTATTGCTTCCAATAGAAAGTTTTGTAAATATGGAATGACATTTAAGCAACTTCGTATTCCCATTTAGTTAACTAAGGACTTTGAAAATTTCATAAATATGTTTCATGATTTCATGAAAGGAGCTGATAAATTGGAAATTAAAGGAATTGACGTATCATCGTGGCAAGGGAAACCGGATTGGGCAAAAGTATCAAAATCTGGAGTTAAGTTTGCAATATTAAGAATCCATCAGAAATCTGGAATTGACGAATCATTCGAACACAACTACAAGGGCTGTAAATCCAATGGAATTCTTATTGGTGGATATAAATACAGTTATGCTTTAA